TAAATTATATTTAGTCTTAAGATTATAACCAACACTATAGTTTCGCATGTACTTTTTCTTTTCCTCTGTTAAAGGATCAGCTTTAATGCACACCTTACAAATACTTTTATGTCCTGCTTTTCTATCGGTTGTTTTATAATACTCTGTCAGTGGCTTTTCAACACCACATCTTTTACATTTAAACATTATAACGTCTTTCCCTGCTTCAAAAAGAAATCGATCTTCTGAATTGAAAGAGGAGTACCATCGATGTCAGACTCAAAGCCTAACTGAAGGACAGTACCAGAACCTGATGCTGGAATGTTAGCAATATCCAAAGCAATACCATTAGTGTAGGTAGCTATGTTATATTCTGCTGTACCATATTCCCACACGGTTACTTGTTGTAGTACAATACCACGAGAGAAGTAGTTACGGGTATAGTCGTATCCCCACTTAATAGCAATAGGTTGATTAGAACCACCAATAGCAGTCACGTTAATACGCTTAAGGATCTTATTAGTAGTAGCAGAACCAAAGTCAAAGTAGTTAGTGAAGTATGTCATACGATACTTAGCACCATCATCTTCATATAGATTGTACTTACCTATGTAGCCTGGCTTACCAATCAATAAGTCCCTAGCTTGTGTTACACAGAAAGCTGTAGGATTAATCTGTTTCCAAACAGTAGTTCTAGCTGCTCCATTTTGCAGTACACCTCTGGTGTCAAAGCAATAGGTAAATCCTGAACTAGGTAAAGACAACAAGTAAAAAGCATCTGTAGGGAAGTAGGTAGCTTTAATATTCTTAGCTGTCTCTGATGCTACTAATGTTAAGAGTTCATCTCGTACATTCTTAGAGATATCCCTGAATGGTAATGACTTCTCTTGAATCACACGCTGCAGAGACTGCACACCAGTAGAAGACAAGAACAATAAGTCTGTACCAATTGATGCTACAGAGTCTCTAGCTATACAACCAACACCAACAATAACATCTTCTAGCCTGAGCTGAGAAGGATCTACTGGGCTGCTATAGATAACAATGTGCTTAGTACAAAAGATAATCAAGAAGCCATTATGATCTGCTAAAGCTACGATAGGATCATTGTTAGGAACTACTTCACTAATATTCAGGTATCCTGATGTACCAGTCTTCCACTCAGCAGGGTTTAGTAAGTCACTGAAGTATACAGTCTGCCTACTACCAGCCATATCAGCTACCCACACACGACCATAAGCAGTCATGACACAGTTAGGGGTAAAGCTAGTTACAGTCTGCCCTACTGGAAGGTTTGTAGCTACATCACCTAGACGCTGGAAACCATAAGAACCAGTATGTGCATGAGCAGTAGCACCTAGCTTATGATATAATAAAGTAGGTTGTCCTTCTTGAACTAAGATAGCATGACCAGAAGGAGTAGCCCCTGTGTCATAAGGCATACCACTGATCTGCCAGTTATCATCACTGATAGCATAGGTTAAGTTGCCTGTATCAGTACCATTACGAACTACAGCCTCTGTTAAGGTAGTAGTTCCAGTATATAGTTTGTTGTTAGCTGCAGATATAACTACAGTACCGTCATCCTTAATAAGCTCATAGACGGCTCTAAACGAGCCTGTAGACGCTGCAGTGGTGTTGACCTTAGTCCACCCCTTACGAGCACCAATACGACCGTAGCGATCGATTACGCAGTTATTAGCCTCTAATGCAAACCCGCTGTCTAACTGAATAGAACTATCTTGGGTGTTTAACCCAGAGAATCCAGGAGCTGCAATCGAGCCAGTTACTAGAGCTTCAGCCATTAAGTAGCCATCCAAGCAGATTCTTCAATGTAACGACCAGACTCAATAGCGATAGCATCAGCTAAGGACTGGTTATAAATGAATGCCATTTCACCTGCTAAGATACCACCATCTTCACCACGCTCTGCGATAGCCCTTGCAGCAGCATTAAAGATAACAGGCTCAGAAGGAACTAATAGTTTATCAGCATCAGCAGACAAAGCTACTTGTGGTTTGATTACGTTGAAACGAACTTCATAAACCCCATTAGGAATAGGGAATAAGTCTACTTGTGTGTCACCGTTGGAGTTTGTACCGTTAAAGTTGTAGTACGCAGGAGAACCCTTTTGTACTGAAGTTAAGAGGAACTGGTCGTTCATCCAACGAGTAGTGGCATTCTGAACTATAGAGTTGCTGGTATCGTTGAGGACATCAATAACCCTAAACCGTTGTCCAGAACCAACAAGAACATAGTTAAAGATACCATCAGCTGTCACTGCAGTAAGTGTTTCTGACAATGCATTCCAAGCATAGGCATCTTCTACCTGACGCTTAGCATCATTAACGAACTCACCAATAAGCTTAGAATAAGCGTTATCCGATACGGATGAAACCTCAGTTTCCCGTAGTCTTCGTAGTACAGAATTTACAAGTTGGACGTAGTTCATAATTGCCTATAATTATAACACAAATTTATATAAAAGTCAAGCTTTATTTCTAGCAGTCCCACTTCTTAAGTGCTAGAGCCTTACGAGTTGGTCTGCCCTTCTCATCCTTCATAGCCCCTTTAACACCACCCATACGAGCACAGAAGGACTTACGACGACCTGCAGCTTTAGGGGACTTCTTAGCCTCCTCAGCAGATACTGGTGGCTTAAGATTAGATCCAGTCTTCTTGTTGTAGTAGTCTCTACCCTTCTGATTGAGTCCGCCTTCAGGGTTTTGGAACGCTTTCTTAGGCATTATTTCTTCTTTGCTGTCTTAGCAGCATCCTTAAAGTCTTTAGCCGAAGGAGCACCTTTGCTACCTACCTTACGCATCTTCTCACCAGAGCCAGCCTTGATACGAGCTTTCTTGGCAGCGATGTTCGCATACAAACCAGGCTTAGTAGCCACGACTCATGCCCATCTTCTTAGCTGGTTTAGCTTTAGGAGCAGTCATCTTAGCTCCTGTCTTCTTAGCATACGACTTAGCTTCTTTCTTACCCTTAGCTGTGTAAGGGAACTTCTTGTCTTTGACCATTGGCATATTATTTCCTTTTCTTTGGTTGGGGTTTAGATTTACCTGCTTTTGATAGGGCTATTGCAATTGCCTGTTTCTGTGGTTTACCTGACTTCATCTCTTTACGGATGTTAGTAGAAATAGTCTTCTGTGATGTGCCTGATTTCAATGGCATGATTAACTTCCGTTCTGATAAGCTGTGGATTGAACAAGTTCTACTGTAAAGATTACTGAGAATGTAGAAGATGCCTCTGGAGTAACTCTTAGTTCATCAAACTCATCCATAACCATACGACCCTGATCAAACATTACATAGTCACCAGCACCTACTGATTTACCACCAATGATAGTAACAGAAGTAGTAGTACTAGAATCATACCAAACAGCAGTAATAGACTTAGAGCTGCCACCAGCATTAGATAACATTAATAAAGTAGCAATAGCCTTGCAGCCTTTAGGAACTGTATAAACTGTATTGCTAGTACCAGCTGTTAGGTTCTTTCCTACTGTGAGTTCTCTCATGGTTTACTTTCTAAATACCATCTCTGAAACATAGCTGATGAACGCACCAGCAACTGAGGCAACACCCATCAAAGCCCACAGCGAACCTTTACTACGCTCTGCCATAGCCACTAATTTCTTAATATCGTTATCCATAGCATCAACTTTACGCTCTAAGTTCTCTACAGAGTTAACTAACTTACCGTACTCGATTGGGTCTATGTCTGTCATTCTACTGTTCCTTCTAACTGTTCGTCAGTTGGCTTAGGTAAAGAATGTTCCCACTTAGCTATGTAATCTCCACGACCATCAGAATCGTTTTGTAAACGGATTACTGTCATAAAGTCTTGTTGCGTTAGCTCAGGGTATAAAGCCATGATTTTTTCATATAAATTCATTATGCAGCCCTCACTAAATAACCTGACATATAAGTTGCATCACCTATTGCAAATGTTGTAGTAAGTAGCGCAACTGAACCACTAACAAAGTTTGCAACATAAGTTTCTACATAATCAGTAGAACCGTTTAAATAAACAAGGGCATTAACACTTGCAATTGCAAAAGTATTACCACTTGCATTAGTTCCTACGGTGGCATACGAAGCACCGTTTTTGTAAATTGCAACATAAATTCCTTCATTATTATTTGCTCGATTAAACCCTGCCCCTGAAGTAATTAAATAATAACCAGCAACTTGCGGTTGAAAACGATAATTTGTTGTTGAATCAAAAGCACTATTAGTATCAAAACGCTCTGTTTGAAATTGAACTTTTGTTAATGTTGCAGAACCAATTGTTTGAGCAGAACTTTGATAAGCACTAAACGCAGCTCCAGTGCCAGCTACACCAGCAGCTAACTCAGATTGAGTTACAGTAGCGTCGGGTAATCCACCAGCTACTAAACCTGTAATTGAGCCGTCACCATTAATTGTCATTGGCATTATGTATTC